AGAGATTTGAATAGCCCAGCTCCTCAAGTAGAGCCAGAGTAGCAACACCAACCCCGTTACTCTCCACAGCCACAAGCGCATTGTTGTACTTCTTGCCAACCTCATTGATTTTCTTTGCAAATACGACGGGGTCAGTGACGCCTCCGTAGACTGCGACTTGGGTCCATTCTCCATCGTACACCTTCAGCACTTGGAATGCGGCATGATCGCGAGCAGCATAACCCGCTGGGTCAACTCCGATAGCGTAAACGGCTCCCGGCTCCGGCTTCTCGTATTCCATGTATGGACCTGCCCACGGAACCAATAAAGCGTCTTGGTGCCGTTTAAGCAGAGTGGAATGGAAGACCGAGCCGACAGATGCAATCCAGCAACTGATGTCGTCAAACGGGTAGTACACCTTAAACAAGTCTGGATTGCGACGAATCTCTGCGTCCGTGTCAATCATTAATCGGCGAAACTGAAGGTTCTCTTCTCGCAGTCCGAGGTGCCCGTACTTGTCGAGCAAACCCATTTCTTCAAGGGTGAGCTTCTGCCCCTTGGGCCACGGGCGTCGGTTGAGCACACCGTCCCAGAAGGGGAAGAACGCATACGCCCATCGGCCTCGGCCCAGCTTTGCGTCACGGCAGTGGTCGCGCCACCATTCCGCAGAAGGCTCGCTCATTGGCGAGGGAGTTGATTCGAGCAAAACCTGTGAGTGGTCTCGGTTAATCATCGACGGGTAAATCATCGAAAACTGGTGACCAGCATTACGCCAGTACGGAAGCTCTGACCCGTGGAAGCTGTCGGGGGACTGACCGATACCAACCGCGCCCGACTCACCAGACAGGACACGCATCTTGCCGCCGTGCTGGAACGTCAACTGCCGAACCTCTCGGTTGGGCACAGTGTCGGAGCGAACCAGTTCTGGCCAGCGGCTATGGGTAAGGTGAATGCGTCGGTGCAGGTACTCGGCCCTATCTTTGTTATCCGCAATACAGACGTGATCGTGACCTGGTGTGTAGGCCGATCGTATGTAGCCGCAGAGCTCTGCTGTGAGGCTCTTGCCTGCCTGCCGATACCCAAGGAGGGTCAGCCACTTGGTCTGTCCTAGAGCGGTCTTTGGTGGCTCGGAGTAGTACGAGACAACCGTTTCCTGCAGGCGGTCGGTAATCGCAAACGGATCGAAGGTATGTTCTTGACCGGTCTTCTGGTCAATGATCTTGGCGTAAGCGCGGAGGCTGATGGCGGGGTCAGCTAAAGCCTCAAGAGCCTCGCCTTCAAGAGGGAGGCCCATTACCACTTGCTCCTGTCGGCCCAAAAAGCGGCACTCATCTTGCCCTTGGCAATGTTCTTAGCGTGCCTTGCCTTAAAGCTGGCCCGCTTCTTGCGCATCTTATCGCCCTCACCCCTCTTGGGCTTGCCTGCTGTCTTCGCTCCTTGCTCGCCATAGCGAATCAGCTTGATGCGGTCGCCATCTTTTGCCAACACCATGTGAGACTTCTTAGGGTGACCCGGTGTACGCTTAGGTTTGTTGTAACCAGACAGCCCGTGCTTCTTCATGAGCATCGCGCCTCTTGCAGCATTGCGTCTTTTTTTAGCCGTGACCGCCATGACTACCTCTTCTTGCCTTTATGTAACCCGTGCTTGGCGTGTTGCTTGCCTGCGGCTCGAGCTCGGCGCTTGACGGCGTTTGCTCTGGCGAGCTTTGGTGTTCCCTTTAGTTTCTCTATCGTGGCCCGAGGAGCGTAGACTTCACCCGTGTCTTGGCTTCGTTTGCCAGACGCGGTAGTCCAGTCTTGGTCGGTCCAACGCTTGAGAGACTTCTGGGTCTTTTTCACTTGTAGCCTCCGCCCTTCGCCTTGTACTGCTTGGCAAGCATTTGAGCTTTACGGGCAGACCATTGGCCAGGCTTACCACCTTTGGAGGACGACTTGATCTTCTCAAACAGATTCTTACGCATGCTAGGCTTCGTATAGTTGCCCGCTTCGTTGACGCGGCTCTTTGGCTTACTCATTCCTCAAGGCCTTGTTGGCTGCGGCAAAGCGTAAATCTTTTGGAGACGGGGCTTCTTCTGCCATGCCCTCTGTATTGCGAGCAACAAGGTCGTCTAGACTTAGGTATGGGATACCCTCGTCTGCTAAGGTGGCAATGTTTGCGTCCATCTTAATGTTCATGGCCTCAGCAAGGGCCTGCTCGACAGTATTAATCTTCACTTGCCGCCTCCTCTGCCTTTCGTTTTTTCTCTGCGGCCTTAGCTTTACGCTCTGCGGCCTTAGCTTTTGCGAACTCGCTCTCACCGGACTTCGCTCTTTTCCGAGGAGACCGAACAGACTCCATCGCGGCCCGGTTTTTATTAGTCCCAACGCCTACAGAGTAAGTCTTGGTGCCGGTAACCTTGTCACCCAAATACCCATTGGGAGTTATAAACCTAAGTTCAGGTAAAATATCCACAAACTTCCGCGCCCCCTCCGACATCGTACCGCTTTTCACAGAAGACTTTCCTAGCCTCCTGTACATGTTTTGCTCATAGAACCACAGAAGGGCCTGCACTTGGAAGTCTTCTAGATTTGTAGCCTTGCCAATATTTTTCCACATTTGCTGGGAAACTTTTTGAGTAATAGTCGGAGTTTTTACAAGGGCAGGGACGTCTGGATTTAAAAACTTTTTACCTGCGGCGTCTTTCTGTAGTAACCGCCCATACCCCATGCGGGTAAGCTCTTGACGATGCTGCCATACATCGAATGTGCCCCCAGGCATCCCAACCAAGTTGCCGCCGTATGTCCCAATCTTGGGACCGTTCCCATACAAGTTTGGCATAAGAGCGCCAATCGGAACAGGATGGCCGGGGCCCGCGTGTGTCGGAGAGAAGACCCCGGACTCTTGGCGCGTCTGCCGTATGCCTCGCTTACTGTTTAGCTCCAACAGTTCACGAGCCGCTCCGTCAAGGCCGAGCTTTTTAATACGGCCACTGTAAAACAGTAGCCCTTGTTGAACGGTAGGCGCTCGAGTCCCGTACCCTGCTAGTCTGCCGTCTTTAATGGTAAAAGGATTTCTTCCGCTCATGCCGCCTTTTTGCGTCAACTCGGCGTAAGAGGCTAAGGCAAACCTTCCGTTTTCAACGGGGTTGAGACCATTAGATGTATAGCTAGCGATGTTTAACAACGTCATCCGGTGAACTTCGCTGTTTTTTAACTCGGGAAAAACCTGTGAAGCGGTGTCGAGGAAGTCCCGGACATCGTCTGTGTACCAACTCATAAATGCTTTTGTATCTTCAAGTTGGCTAAGAAGTTCTTCCGTAAGCGTATTCTGCAGGTATACTAGGCCGGTATCGTCAAACGGCATAGGGGTTGTTCTGCCGGTCGCTTCTTCATACTTGTCTGTCAGAAAGTCAAAGATATTATTGTTGGTGATTGTCTGACCTTCTTTGGCATACGGCGTTCCGTCTGGACGCAGAATCTCATAAAGAGTTCTGTCTTCTGCTACGATTGGCACAGTAAACGAAGCTCTTGAGTCAGCCACGATTTCGGGCGCGGCTTTGTTTAACGCAATCAGCGGAGCAGGCGGGCTTTGAATGTCGGGATACTGGTCAAGAATATCCTGAGAAACAGGCTCTCCACGCTTGTACTTGCTACGGACCATCTTCTCATGGTACGCCCGTATGTCTTCTACTTCTTGGGGCTTGAGCCTGTTTTGCTTGGCAAGTCCTTTTGTATCCGAAGGAGAAACTCGTCCAGTGACTCGTTCGAGGACTTGTGAAAGAGCTTCATATTCTGGCGTCGTTGCGCCTTTGAGGATTTCTTCTCCAAACTCTACCTCCAAATCTGGCGTGTCAATCTCATCAAATGTATCAAGGTGGAAAATGGCGTCTTGGTCACCGTTCTTGGCCAGCCTTGCCGCGAGCAATCTACCCTCGTCTGTGTTTGGCGCAACTACCGAAACGTCAAAAACGTATTTATTGTTGTCTTTATCAAACCAAACACCCAGGTGTACGCCGTCTACATCAAGCAGGCTTTCCATTGTCTGCGCGTAGGCCCGCACTGTGTCAGGGGTAAAATCTGCAGGGTCAACTTTAAGTTCGGTGTCTTTGAAAGGGGCAACGCTAAATCCAGTTTCTTTTGCGGTTTTTGTTCCGACATCGTAGGTTATCCCGCCATTGTCTCGGATGGTTTGCGCGAGGCCTGCCGTCTCTTCGGGGGCTAGATTGTATCGCCTAGATTGCGCGAACTGACGAACTGCGTCAGGAAGCTCAAGGGTGGCGATGTCAACCGCTCGGCGCTCAGAGTCTTTTGCCAATCCCACGTCGAGGTCGGCCCGACGTTGAAGTTCGGCACCTTGTTCGGCGACATCGTCTACACCAGACAGGCCTCTCACATTTCTCGACGGAGGAGCGTCCTGTAGAGGCATGATGCCAGAAGCGTATGTGGGCGTGTCAATCTGAGCCGTCGTCTCTGCAGCTTGTTGCGCGCCCTCTGGGGTCTGTGCTGCGGCTCGACGAGTCTGAATGTCGGTAAGCCGATCATCTATAAACTTCTGACGAGTCAATCGTTCAGCACGATTTTCCAAGTAGGCTAAATCTTGCAGGCCAGCAGGGTCGCCTTCTTTTGGATTTAGCCTCCGCTCAATCTCCGCAGGAGGAAAGCCCAGCTCTTCCAATGTGCTCTTGATGTCCTCAACATCGCCAGTCTCCAAAGTCGTGACCTGCGTGCTAGAAGGCCGGGGCATTTTTTTGTAGCCCCGAGGAGCTCTTGCCTCAAAAGCATCCTCTGGGGTTTCTTTAGTATTGAATGTTACAACCTCTCGAGTGGGTTTATTACTCGTTAAAGACTGACCCAAAGCCTCGTAGGCTTTAAATCCTTTATCTTCAAGGGCTTTAACTAACTTTTTTGTAGCATCATCCCCAAGGTAGAAACCTTCATCTTTAAATCTAGGGTCAAGAAGCTCGTGCATCATTCCGTCATTATTTGCATTCTTGTAACCTAATCCAACTAAAATATT